AAGATGCCCGTAGAGTGGAAACTGCCAGAAAAAAGCATGAGCTTTCCTTGCTTCGAGACATAGAGCTGGCAGGCGCGAAAAGCTGGCAGGCGAAAGCATGGATGGCCGAACGAATCTACAACCACGCAATCCCATCCGCGCGACTCCAAGTAAGTCAAGATGTTACGCATGGAATAAGCGGAAACTTGGCCTCACTCTTGGCGGGGATTGCGGGAAGAAAGAAAATCACAGCTACTCCAGAAAAGCGACAAATCGAAAGCGGTCATAACTATATTGATATTCAACCAGTTACTACCAAACCAGAAAACCATTTGTCGAATAATAAGTATTGTATCAACAAGACCAACTCTGTTGAACAACAACAAGATACACAAGCAAAAACTCCTAAAGTTCGTCATAAGCGAATGCGACAAAGAAAGCCTAGAGCCGAGTCGCTTGCAAAGTATCCACCCACCACCACGCCACCCGCCGATCCCCCAGCCACCATTTAATACGCATAAACCCCCCCAAATTATTCTGGCTCAAAACAAAAAGAGGTCTTAAACATCACCCATGCCAAAGCCTCCCAAGCGTAGCCAAGAAGAGATTCTCGAAGACCTCTCTAAACCAGCCGCATTCGCCTCTAACGTCCTTGGCATCAATCTGTATGACTGGCAAAGGAAGGTATTACGCGATTTAGAGCCTAGAGACTGTCGCGTAGCCCTGCGTGCAGCCAACGGCTCTGGCAAGACCAGCACTGTCATTTCTGCCATTTTGATATGGCACGCGCTCGTTTACCCGCGATCAATCGCTGTAACCACGGCAGGCGTTTTCCGTCAAGTCGAAAGCCAACTCTGGCCTAGCCTGCGCAATCACATTGCCAAGCTTGGTGGTGCTTGGGAGGTCACATCTGGCGAGATCCGCTACCTCCATCCCAACGGCAACACATCACGCATTATAGGCTACTCAGCAACTGATCCTGGGCGTGCTGAAGGCTGGCACGCAGAAGACCACGAATACCATCCATTGCTGATGGTGGTCGACGAAGCCAAGACCGTAGCCGACCCGCTGTTTGAGGCTATCAGCCGATGTCAACCAACCCGCTTGCTAATCGCATCCAGCCCAGGCGGGACTAGCGGTGCGTTCTATCGTGCGTTTACCAAGGAAGCAAATATGTGGCAGAAGCACGCAGTCACAGCGTTTGACTGCCCACACATAACCCAGACTCAGATTGATGAGGTAGTCCAGCGTTACGGCGAGAAGCACCCGTTAACCCGATCTATGATCTACGGCGAGTTTGTTGACATAGGGCTGGAAAGCCTAGTTATCAGCCTCACCCAGCTACAGAACTGCTACAACACACCACCACGATTCAGACCAGGTGTACGCATAGCAGGCGTTGACTTTGCAGCGGGTGGCGATCAGAACGTGATCTGCATAAGCGATGGCAACAAGATCCTGCCTATGATTGCTTGGCGCGAGAAAGACACGATGGCAGCCGTAGGCAGGTTTATAGTCGAGTTTAAGAAGGCTGGGCTAGAAGCAAACAACATCTACGCTGATTCGGGCGGTATGGGCATGGTTATGTGCGATGCCTTGGCCGAGTCGGGCTGGGTAGTCAATCGCGTGAACTTTGGGGCTACGGCCTACGACAACAATGCTTATACCAATCGGTCGGCTGAGATGTGGTATGGCATGGCAAAGAAGATTGAGGATGCTGAGATCATACTGCCAGAGGATGAGGACTTGACAGCGCAGTTGACTTGCAGGCGTACAATCACCAATAGCAAGGGTAAGCTTGGCGTGGAGTCTAAGGACTCAATGCGTGCCAGAGGCATAGCCTCACCCGATAGGGCTGACGCGCTGGCTCTGTGCCTCAGTAGCACAAATATGGGTCTTGACTTGACATTTCAGATAGAGCGTCCAACTTGGAAGTCACTTCAAGAAATGATGGTATCCCACGATCCCGTCATGGCTGGATTTGACCCAGGAGGATAAACACTATGAATATCTGGAATTGGATTACTTCAAATTGGCAAGAGATCGTAGCCGCTGTTGGTGGCATCGTTCTCGCAGCTCGCATCATTGTTAAACTCACACCGACCCCAGCGGACGATACGTTCTTGGAAAAGATCGTAAACTTCCTCAAGACAGTCGGACTGAATATTAAATAATCTTTTGTGCTGCGTGCAATCCTTGAGATCATCGCAGCCGTGTTCCGCATCATTCCAGGTTGGAAAGAAAAGCGAACACAAAACCTTGAAACCGATTGGCGCAAGAATCGCGAAGCTATTGAGCGTGATCTGCGTGGCGAGTCTTGGTGGCTGCGCAACAACGACACCAGTAACTCAGACAACGGGAGCAGTTGAGTCTCTAGTACGAGATGAAAACTATTCTGCTGTCCGTACTGCTGATCCAAAAGTACGCGCTTGGGCAAAGCGCGCTTTACATTACGTCAACGATCTGTCATTTGAATTGAGCAGAGAAAGACAAAAATGAACGCTAAAGATACAGCAAGAACAGAATATTATACGAGAATTATCGAGGCTCTTAACCAGCGCGAGACTTGGGAAAACCGCCAGCGGTTGTTCTATCAAGCCCGTTACTTTGGTGTACGCCGTAAGGTCAAGCCTTGGCCTACAGCAGCCGACCTGCACGTTCAGCTAATCGACACAGCGATTGAGAAGTTAAAGCCCAGCTTCGTCAACAGCGCGATTGGCAACGACATCCTTTCCAGCTTTGTGCCGATGCGCCAGCAGTTAGCTCCGCTGACAGTCTCAGCCGAGCGTTGGTTTGATTACCAGATGCGCGAGCGTACCAACTTCCAGAAAGAGATTGTTTCCGTAATCGACAACTTGCTTCTCTACGGGCGCGGCGTGTCAAAGGTAGTCTGGAACGAGGACAAGAAGCGCATTGATTTTGAGGCTATTGATCCTTTCCATATCATCGTTCCTTCCTATACCAAGGAGTTCAAAGATGCAGATTTCATCGTTCACATCATCTCAACGAGTGTCGATTCCTATAAGGCAAATCCCTTGTACAAGCAGGATGAGGACTTTATCAAAACAATTTCGGGTAAGGCCTCAAAATCAGTGGGCTTACGAAGTGAGATTCAAGACGAGATTTACAGGCGCGAGGGAATTACTCAAGAGGCTGAGAACGACCGTATTGTCCTTTGGGAAATGTACACCCCATCCGAGGATGGATGGAAGGTCGAAACTTATAGCCCGCTTGTTTTAACCGAAGATGTCCGCAAGCCTTTCACATTACCCTATCGTCACGGTGAACCACCTTTCGTAGATTTCCCTTATGAAGTTACTGGTGGCGGTTGGTACAGTCCACGAGGTGTGGCCGAGATCCTCCTCCCGAATGAGAACCTCCTCAATAAATTAAAAAATAGTCTCTCTGACTATGTGGAGCTTGCCAACCGCCCAGTTTTTGAAGCACAGAATCCAATCTCGCTAAACACATCGAATTTGAAGATGCAGCCTGGGCAGATTCTGCCACAAGGCTTGAAGCCAGTTCAGTTTAGCCAACCTCCATTCGACTTCCAGAAACTGATGCTCGAAGAGCGTCTGCTTTCCGAACAGCGGATGGGCAATCCAGACTTTGGTGCTGGCTCGCAGTACCAAGTGTCGGATCGCAAGACTGCCACCGAGATTCAAGCGTTGCAGTCACAGGCAGCAGCCTCTGGTGATTTACGCAATCGTATGTTCCGAATGGGTCTAGCCCATCTCTTCAAACAGTGCTGGTCGCTTTACACGCAGTACAACAAGAAAGACTTGATGTATCGCTATGCGGAAGAGACAGGCTCGATGCCGCCCGAAGGTATCCACGATGAGTATTCGATTGAGCCAAAGGGTGGACTTGACTTTATTAACCGTCAGTTCGCGTTGCAGAAATCTGTATCGCGTATGCAGATGTTCCAAAATAATCCTTTCATCAACCAAGGCGAACTGGTAAAGTCAGTGCTTGAACAAGACGATCCCTCGCTGGTCCGCAGACTCTTCCAAGATCCAAACGCAGCCTCTGGCGATCAGGCTGAAGATCAAGCGACTGAAATCGCGACTATGCTTGCAACTGGATTCCCAGTCGCCATCAAGCCTAGCGATGATCACAAAGCGCATATATCCGTTCTCTTCGCGTTTAACCAAGCGGCTCAACAGCGACAACAGCAGGTCGATCAGAGCGCAATGCAAGTTCTAATGGCGCACTTACAACAGCACTTGCAGGCGTTGGAACAGATCGACCCCAACACATCCCGCGCTATCCAGAAACAGCTTCGTGATGCAGGTAAGGCTCAGATGCAACAGCAGGGGCAACAATTGCCTCCAGAAGCAATGCAAGGCCAAGCACCAGCACCGATGGCGGGTTGAAAGTACCAGTAATGCGCGATGCCCTCCAAGCGGAAGGCCTGGCAAAACTGTGTGAGTGGGCGAACGAACAAGGCGCAACTGGTAGGGCGGTTGAGATTGGGTCTTATAGTGGCGAGGGAACAGTAGTTATTGCAAAGTATTTTAAGGATGTTCTTGCTGTAGATCCTTGGCTTAATGGGTACGACATTAACGATAGGGCTAGTCAGCAATGCCCGATGAAGTTTGTCTTTGACGCATTCCAAGAGCGCGTATCTCCATTTAAGAATGTTTTATATAGCAGGGGCAAAAGCCTAGATGCACTTGAATTCTTCAAGGATGGCGAGCTAGACCTAGTTTATATTGACGGAGATCACAGATACGAAGGCGTGCTGGCTGATCTGAAAGGCTGGCGGCCAAAGCTTAAAGAAGGCGGGATTATGGCTGGTCACGATTGGAGTTGGCAGTCAGTCAAGAAGGCCTTACTTGAGGAAATAGGACAAAAGGACTATACGTTATTCCAAGGCGATTCTTGGGCAATAAAGCTATGAGAAAACTAAAAGCAGCACTGGCGTTCATCAGAGATCAAGAATGGGTCAATGAACCGAAATGGGAGGATGAGGACGAGAAGGCATGGACTGGATTCTTGTCAACTCCCACAGGACAGAAGCTAAGTCTTATTTTACTTAACCTAACCCTGCGTCAGAATGGCTCTGCGGTAATGAAGAAATCAGAGGCACTTGCAGACGCTTGTGGTTATGCTAAAGGTTTCCGTGGTTGTGTAGCGACCTTAGAATCGCTCGCATCCCAAAAACTTAACTCCGCCATTCCAGGCTATGGGGATGGATCGGATGAACCAGTAGCCGACTAACCTTTAGGTAGAATGACTCCCTACCGAAAAGTGTAAAGAAAGGGTCAAAATGGCAGATTCAATGGAAGTTACTGAACTGGATATGTTGAAACTTGCGGCGGCAGCCGATGCGGGATTGGAAACAGTCCCGAAGGATGAGCCAGAAGTTAAAGCAGAAACAGAGGTAAATTCAAGCGGAGATAACGAGCAGACACCCGCGCCTGCTGATGAAGCCGAAAAAACAAAACTAGAAGCATCGGATGATGTTTCGTCTACCAAGGATAAATCCGAGGAAGATAAAAGTTCTTTAACAACGCAATCTTCAGAAGACAAGTCGGAGTCGGCTTCCGAAAAGAAGCCTACCCGTTACGAGAAGGCTAAGTCACGACTTGAGAAGGAGTGGGAAGATGTCCGAGCCGAGAAAGCCAGAATCAAAGCAGAACGCGAACAGATTGAGGCTGAAAGGGCAAGGAAGACTTCAGAAGCTCCTCAAGGCGAGACAAAGACAGGAAGTCGCAAGTTTAGCTCGGAAGATTACAGGGAAGCGGCAAAAAGCTACCGTGATGAAGGCCGTGACGATCTTGCGAAACTCGCTGAACAAAAGGCCAATGACATTGAGGTTGAGGACAAAAAAGAGTTCCAGCAGAAAACTCAAGCAGAGCTAAAGTCTGCGTGGGACAAGAATCTGATGGAAGAGGTTGACGCAAACCCCGAACTCAAAGACTCAACTACTCCTCTGTATAAAGCCGTAACGGAAATGTTGCAAAACCACGCTATCCTGCGTAATTACCCAGCGGGGATCAAGGATGCGGTTGGAATTGCCAAGGTGAAGCTTAAAGCGGAGTCCGCCTCCGATTTGTCGAAAAAGGTTGCAGAGTATGAGAAAGAACTTTCTCAACTCAGAAAAGCGACTACTCCAGCGTCAGGTCAACCCAAAGGTCCTGCCAAGACTAAAGCTTTTCACGAACTGACTCTTGATGAGCAAGAACGTGAATTGATGAAAATGGCAAGCGAAGTTGACAGAGGTTGAGTAGTCATAACAAACAAGGATACTTAATTATATGGTAACTACTGGTTCAGTCAGCGCACAGTTCCAGACGTACTTCTCGAAGGCGTTATTGGAACGTGCAATCCCATTGCTCCAAATGGAGCAATTCGCAATGAAAGCCCCCTACCCGACCAAAACGGGCGGGAATAAAACGATACGCTTCTTTCGCTTCGGAGATCCAAGCATCACTGCTATCTCCGCTTTGTCGGAAGGAACGACTCCTTCTTCTGGTGACGAGCGTGATCTCACGTTGTCCTCGGTTGAAGCAACCTTGGTGCAATATGGAAGCAAAATCATCCTCACGGATGTCGTGCTCGCTACAGAGCTATTTTCTCATCTTGCACAGGCCACCAAACAACTCGGCGAAGATGCCGCCCTCCACGCTGACACACTCTGTCACCGCGCGTTGGTGCAGGATTCCTCGACCAGCACTGGTACTGGTGTAGCAGTCAAGTCCTACGCTCGTTATGCTCAAAACACAACGAACGGCACGACCTGGGCTACCTCGTCAGTTGCTAACAGCGCAATGACCGCCACCGACTTGCTCGATGGTGCGACTTCGTTGTTCATCGCCCGCGCTCCTAAGATCAAGGACGGCTACGCGCTTGTTGCGCATCCTGCCGTTATCCGTGATCTACAGCAGGACGATGATTGGTTGAAGGTGTCGAGCTACTCGGCTCCCGACCAAATCTTCAAAGGTGAGACTGGTAAATTGTTTGGCGTGTCGGTCATTTCTTCGACCAACGTCCAGACCTTCAATACCTCCGCCTCTGGTATCGCTGAAAACAGCGTGGGAACAACTGGTGTTAACACTGGTTATGCAAACGTCCTCCTCGGTGGTGGCGCGTTTGGTGTTCCTAGCTTGTCTTCATTGGCCGCCTCTGGCTCGCCCTTCGCTCCGAAGGTCACGATCCTTGATGCTGCTGATAAGAGCGATCCCTATGGACAGCGCGTCGTAGCGTCTTTTAAGACGTTCTATGCGGCCAAGCAACTCGATCCTCGGTTCTTCCGAGTCATCGTTGCGAAGTCCAACTACAGCTAATAATTAAATGGGAACCATGCTAGTCATTGGTATGGGTCCTCGGAAAGCTGGGGAGGCTAAAACCTCCCCAGCCTCTTCCACCAAGGAGAAACCAGCTATGAAAGAAGGATTGGTTAAATTGCCGATCTCTATGTTCGAGCTAGGTGAAGGCGAAGA